GCCATAACGGTGATTCGGTTGACCAAGTCCAGAGACATTCGGATCGAGCAGTATTTTTTAAGTGCGTCCATGATCTTCCTTTAGAACGGCATATCGTCGTCAAACTCAGGCTCAACTTGCTTGGGCGCTGATTTGGCCACGGGCTTGGCGGCCTGCTGTTCTTTTGGTGTAACAGACAGGCTCAACATTTTGTCGCCCTTGCTGGTAACCTTTGACCAGCCAGACAGCCAGAACTCTTGACCGTTGATGTTGATCGAACCTTTGAGGTCGGGGTGGGTTTCTTTTTCTTTGCGGTCGTTCTTGAAAAGCGATCCGCGGTTGGTGTTGTCGTATTGCATCATTAGTCCTTTTTCTTGAGTGCTGAACGGGTTTTGGAGTCTAGCAGAGACCACAGATATAGCTTCTGCGGCTCATCCAGATTGGCTGTTGCGACGACCTCTTTGGCGTGATCCAAATCGGTTGTCACCAACTCTTTGAGCAGGTCCGCAATTTCTTGCAGTTCCACTTTTTCGTCGTCAGGCAGTTCCATCTCTGGGACTGGCTTGATCTTTGGTACTGGCGCCTGTTCTGGGATGTCTTCACCAGCGTAAATGTACAGGCCAAGACCGTGCAGACTCAGTGCCTTGGTCATACAGCGCATGATCGCTGTGTTGACCGCAAAGGCGTCAGGGTTCGGTATGGCTTTGTTTCGGAAGTCCATCACAGGCAACTGGCAGGTCATGGGCTTGTCAAACATTGTGACGGTCACCCAGACCATTGCAGTCCCGTTGATTTCCATGTAACACTTGTCGCCAAACATCTCCACCTTGAACGTGGCTTTGGGATCGGCTTTCAAAGCCTCTGCCCATGCCCATGCCCATGACAGGTACGACAGACCATTTTTCTTTTCAACGTGGTCGTTTACGTTGGTTTTGAGCAATGCGTCGATCATACTAACCTCAACACTTCAAGTTGGTTCTTGGTTTTGTGGACCATGTACGACCCTTTGCCCCACTTGGTAGTCAAGTGAGCGGTCAGCGTTGAGTAGACAGAGCCTACGTCAAATTCGCCAAACGGGATGGCTACGGCGTCGTTTGCTTTAACGTCTTTCAGGTATGGCTTAATGTGAGCCGAAACAGCGCCATGCGGGTATTTAGACGCCTTTCGTGCGCTTTTTTTGGCGATGGCCGCACCCCATTCCTGATCGCCCAATTGGACGTGAAATGATGCGCCAGACGCTTCCAGCAAACGCAAGGCTTTTTTAACAGCAGTGGTGTTGATTTCCATTTTGGATTCCCCTTTTAATTCAAAAAGTAAGTGACAGGCTCAAAGTCTGAGTCGTCAAGGATTAGGGTTTGACCCCCGTTGACAGCGAACGTAATGTCGCCGTTGTCCATTGCCCGCTCGACTGACATGAGCGTGTCAATGAATTGGTCTGACTCGACGTTGTCGAACAGCGCCTTGAGTTTGGCGATGCCGCTGTCGGTCAACATATAGATCATTTTGGCGTTTTCTTTGACTTGCATGATGTTCCCCTTTTATCCTGCGTAAGTGAATGCGACTTTGTTAGATTGGAGTCTGGATACATCAACATCGACTGGCATACGGCTAACGTGAACAACGTCCATGTAATCGTGCCTACCTGCAAGCCATTCGGCCTGACCAATTGTCAACCGAAAAGAAATTGCAGTTCTCTTTTCATTGAACCCGTGTTTGGTAATCAGAATCCACTCTTTTTTACCTTGACTTTTGCGCTTCATTTTGATTCCCCTTTTGTGTTGCGATGTGTTTATTCTAATGCAAAAAAACACGCAATTTTCTAGGTGTTTACCCTACGTGTGTATTTTCTTTTTTGGACAGGCTCAATGACTGGTTGACGCATGGACTCCAGTGCGGCACGGCGCACGTTGGCGACCTGTGCTGGTGACAGGCGACCATTCAGATCAAAGATGCGTGCCAGCTTGCCTGCGGCGTCGTCGGTATACCCGCCGCCTACCTTGCGACCAAGTTGCAGGTAAGCCTCGACTAACTCGGCGTCCCCTGTGTCGGTGCGCCACTTTGACCGAACGTCGGCCAATCGTTGCTGTGCGATGTGTTGTGTTTTGCTCATGGTTATGCTCCTGTGGTTGTGCAAGTGAAGAGAGAGAAGACATAGAAGAGATGGAAAGCAATCTTCTGTTTCTTCTTGCTCTTCTATTGCATGGGATTGGGGCCGAAGCCCCGTTGAAATTAGTAACTTTGCTCGATTAAGTTTTGCACCTGCTCCATGCCTGACGCAGAAACCGTCCATGCAGGTATGCCGCCATCCAAAATCAATCCACCCGTATGACCGCGCAATGTTTCAACGTAGTAGCGTGAAACAAACTGGCCAAACTCTGTATGAGGGTAACGGGCGTCGTAGAACTCAATCATTGGCTCATCTTTGTCGTGCGTGAGGCAAAAGTCGCGGCCGTATGTGTCTCCCTTGTTGACAAAACGAACTGTGAATTTTTCGATTGAAGCTGTCATTTCGGTTCCCCTTTTGTGTTGCGATGAGTGCATCTTAACATCAAAAAAAACACGTCTGCTCTAGGGGTTTTCCCTACTTATCAAAAAAAATTCATTTTGGTGTAATTTGGCAACATAGGAGGCGACCGTATGAACACATTTCACGACTTTCTGGCAGACCTGAACGCACTGATGCGCCAACTGCCATCAACAGACATCGAGTCAGTGTTGTGGCTGAACAGCCTGCAATACAACATCACCATGGCGGTGGAGCAAATCCAGCGCGAAGACTTAAACAAGGAGGGGTATGGTGGAACAGACTGACGACCTATTCCTGAAACAAAGGGTTGCCCCGTCAAGTCCAAGAAAAATGACTTTGCGTGAGATAGGCGTAAGACACGCCATGCGTTACAACGAGCTTTGGCATAGCCGATTACCCATCACTGTTGAGGGCAATCTGTTGCGCAACAAGCGGTTTGTATTTTATGGATCGGAGTACATGGACCATTGTTTTGCAAGCGCAATTTGGACCGATCCTGTGGCAAACAACCGTCTTAGCAAAGACTTTGTGTGGCTTGAACTCAGGCGACTGGCAATAGCGCCAGATGCTCCAAAGTTCACGGCAACATGGATGATCTCAAAGATGGTCAAACAAATAAAAAAAAGTTTTCCAGAGGTCACAAGGCTTGTCTCTTACCAAGACACCGATGTGCATAGCGGAACCATATATGCCGCCGCAAACTGGAAAAGCGATTCTGTGTCAACGAATGCAAGCTGGAATGAAACCAGAAAGCGCAATGTTGAACAATCTTTGTCTACTAAAAAACGTTGGATATACGACCTATGAACGACCCAGTAAATCACCCCAACCACTACCTGTCACACCCCAGCCACATTGAGTGCATCGAGGTGACAGAACACATGAACTTCTGCCTTGGTAACGCGATCAAGTACATCTGGCGTGCCGACCTGAAGCACGACGCCATCGAAGACTTGGAGAAAGCGGTGTGGTACATCAACCGTGAAATCCAGCGCAGGAAGAAATAAAAAAACAATTCTTCCCAACTTTTTCTGTGAACGGTGTTATGATTTATCGAGACACGGCTAGTTCGGACTAATTACCCGAGCGAACGAAGTTGCCCCTCTTCTGCCGTCGTTTCTTTTTCTTGGGGCGCTTAAAAGGTGCAAATATGCCAACACGATATTTAAAAGCTGGTATTCGCGACAGCGAAACCATTGACCGCCTGTCATCAGCCGCAGAGGTCTTGTACTACCGATTGCTGGTTACCGTGGACGACTTTGGTCGCTACGACGCTCGACCAGCCATGCTCAAAGCGGCGTGTTTCCCGATCAAAGAATCGGTCACACAAAAGCACATCGAAACACTGCTGAACGATCTGTCAAAACATGGATTGGTCAGCGTGTACACCGTGGACGGCAAGCCATATCTGCAAATGCAGAAGTGGGACAACGTACCCCGCGCAAAAGAAAGCAAGTATCCGACAACAACAGACAAGGGCGTACAGGTACATACAGTTGTACAGCATCTGCATACAGATGTACCTTTAACCGTAACCGAAACTAAAACAGAAACCGATATATCGCGGGACAAGCCCGCGAAGCGCAAGCAAAAGATTTCAATGCCTGATGACTTTGGGATCAGCGACAAGGTTCGGGATTGGGCAACGCAAAACAACTTTGACCGTCTGGAAGATCATTTGGATGCTTTCAGGCGTAAAGCTGAGATGAATGGTTACAGGTACGTCAACTGGGATTTGGCGTTGATGGAAGCCATCAGGGAGGACTGGGCTAAGTTACGTGGCAAGCCAACGTTTGCCCAACAAGCCGCTGACGTGGCGCGGATGACCACGCCGCCGCCACCAAACCAAGATGCCGCGCTCAAGCAGATCATGGAGGACAGGAAAAAAGCCGTCCCAATGCCAGCGCACATCAAGCAGATGATCGACGCAACTCTCAAGAGGGTCTGAAAATGTCAAACGAAGATAAATTATTTATTGAGTCAGCGGCTTTGGCTTTACATCTAAAAGACAGCATCAAACGGTACTTTGAGACTAAAGACTTGAGCGAAGAACAAAAACAGGCTCTTTTGTGGGCAACAATCTTTATTGCAGACAACACCTTAGAGGTTGCAGACATTACAAAAGAAGACTTTATTGAAATGTTCAGGGGTGAAGATGCGTAAGAAATCAAAATACAAACCAAAAGGCGTGCGCCTCGACACCATGAACTGGGTCGTCACAGGGATGACCAAGGTCTCAGCCAAAGAGTCGGCTTACGTCACCATGCACCTCAAGAACATGAGTGCGCTCGATTCACTGGCCAAGGGTACTGCCAACAAAAAAGAGATCGACATTGTCATTGGCGTCATAAACGTCGCTGAGGCGCTTTGTGAGCTTGGGGTAGGGTCGGAGTACCATCAAATCGTTTTAGACGCTTCTAGCGCCCTCTATGACGTTTGTAAGCGCTCTTTTGACATAAACGATAGGTTCATTTGCCGCGGTTCTGAACTGTCAGCTATAAAGCTGGGCTACGAGGTCCACGACGCCCAGATGGAGGCCACGACCATCGGGATGCTCGACAAAGCGCTGGACGTTATTGATAAAACCATTCGAGCGCAGAAAGCGACGGTGATTGCATGAGGGGCGGGAAAAACCCAGCGAAGCGCATAGATGCCTACCTATTTTCGAAAACGTGGAAAATGTTTGATTTGGGCAGGGAAGTGGATGCTCATCAGTTGGCAGACGCTCTTGAAGTGTCCATGCGAACGTCGTGGCTCTGGCTAAGAACCCTGCATGAAATGCGGTGTATCCATATCGTCGGCTGGAAAAAGGACACTATTGGACGCGACCAGACGCCGATTTATTCGGGTGGGGATGGATTTGACAAACCAAAGTCAAAGAGGACGCCAGAAGACCGCAAGCGCAAGTACCACGAAAAGAGGGCGCGATTGTTGGAGAAATCTCACATCACTGTGTAAAGGGGGCTGAAATGATTGTAAAAAAAGTCACTAAGTTGTGGAAAGGTCGATTTGTGTCTGTGCGAGACTATGAGATCGAAAAGGGTATTACAGAGGGCGGTATGTGCATCAAACACAATGGCGAGCAAATGGAACTCACACCCGATGAGTTGGTTGCCTTGCGTCCGACTGGACCCTATCTGCAATCAAAGTTTTCTGGTCAATACAGGCTTGCAGACATCGAATGGAAGCCAAGCAACAAGCAGGAGGGATTGTTTGAATGAGCAAGGGTTCAGCACCACGACCGTTTGACGTAGACCGTCAATCGTTTGAGAATAACTGGGATGCAATTTTTGGAAAACGTAAACCTGCAAATGGGGATGACCAACATGACAATGATGTGGGCGAAAAGGGTGAGGAAAATAAAACCCTACCCAGCGATTCCGACTGAAGTGAAAGATTATTTTTTGGAGCCAAGCGATGTTGATTGGGAAGATGCTGTGGTTGTTGTATCTTGCGCCTGTGCTTTTAGCGCTTGTCTGGGGTTTGTTTACGGGCTGTTACTGGGAGCAATTTGATGAGCTACGCGATGGCCAAAAAGATTCTGGACAGGGTTCGTGATGGAGCTAACTACCCGACCCACGTCATTATTCAAGCCCTCAAAGCAACGGGAGATTTGGAAGAGTCCATTTACTGAGGCTCAGTACGCGCATTTTGAAAAGCTGAAAGCGCAAGCCAAGCCGATCAACGATATGGCTGTGGCACGTGAGTTGTACCATTCATGGCTCTGGCGCGACCCACGTGACCGCAATCAGTGGCTCAAAGGCGTATTGCAAAGCATGGCAAAAAAACACGGGCAATCTTACTGCGAGACCATTCGGTCATACATGACAAAATTAAAAGGGGAGGACTATGAAATTTACAATGCGAGACCCAATGACGGGCATCCAGCAGATCAGGGCGGCGTGGGACAAAGCCAAGCCAGCGCTGGAATCGGGCATAGTGCTGGAGGTAACAATCCAGCGTGAAAGCAAGACAAGACAGCAGGAAAAGTTGTACCATAAGCTAATCGGCAAGGTCGCTACACGGTGTCGCCATCTAAACTGTACGTACAACGAAGAGGACTGGAAGCGAATCCTTGTCGATGCCTACCTGCGGGAGACCAACCAGCAGTCTGGTCAGGTAGTCCCCAACCTCGACGGCACTGGCGTAGTGCAGTTGGGCTTACAGACCCGTCGCTTTACCAAAGAGCAGGCATCTGAGTTCGTTACGTGGCTGGAAGCGTGGTGCGCGAATAACGGGGTGGAAATTGACTAAAAAGTGCAAAGAGTGCAAGACACCATTTACCCCAGTGCGCCCCATGCAGAGTGTGTGTGGTCCTGCCTGCGCAATGAAAGTTGCGCGTAAGGTCGTCGAAAAAAAAGACAAGAAAGAGACCAAGCTGAAACTGGATGCGCTCCAGACGAAGCCCCAGTTGGTCAAGAAAGCCCAGACAGCATTCAACGCTTACATTAGAGAGCGAGATCGGGGTAAGAACTGTATCTCATGCGATACGCCGCTCGGTAACGAACCAAACACGTTCGACGCAGGTCACTTTCGCTCGGTTGGCTCGGCGCCACACATGAGGTTTTGCGAATTAAACTGTTGGGCCCAATGCAAAAAATGTAACCGACACCTGTCAGGAAATGCGGTCGAGTACCGCAAGCGGTTGCTGGAGCGAATCGGACTGGAAAGGCTTGAGCAAATCGAAAACGACAACGTGCTACGAAAGTACACAAAAGAGGCGCTGGAAGAAATCGCAAGACATTATCGGGCAGAGGCTAGACGTTTAGCAAAAGAGCGCGTAGACTGAAGCCAGTTCTCCTGTTGGATTCTCCAACTTACGCTCACTATTGCAGTGGGCGTTTTTTTTGGTAAAATGGTTTTACTATGGCGCAAACATTATTTGACCTTTTAGGTGACCCTGAAGCGGCGGCGTTCGCGCCGACCCCTGCTAAAGACAAGCGTCGAAAGCCGTCAAATATTGATGTTCTGAATGCAATTTTGGCTGGCGTAGGCGATTTGGCCTATGATGCGGCGGGCGCTCCCGTTGATTTAAGTTCTGGCTTGATGAAAGCCTTGGGCTTCGATATTGGAGAAACTGCTGGCGGTAGCGATTGGTTAAAAAGAAATGCGGTTGACGCGGGAATCAGACCGCCCGTCTCTAGCGA